TCGATGTCCCCGCAAGCCGCCTCGGATGCTGTCCTTGAGGCTGTGGCGCTCGGCAAAGATGCGCCTGCGGAATGACACCCCAAGAGGCCGCGATTGAGTTGCTGACACGGCGCAAGGCTCGGCGCAATTATCTCGATTATCTCGGCATTGCCTCGACTGAGGGGAAGCCTGCTGCGCACCACAAGCTGATGATTGAGCGCCTGCAGGCCGTTGCTGATGGGCAGTGTAAGCGTTTGATGTTGTTCTTCCCGCCGGGTGCGGCCAAAAGCTATTATGGCAACGTGATGTTCTCGGCGTGGTGGATGGGCAGAAATCCACGGGGGCAATTGTTGACGGCCAGTTATGGGCAAGAAGTGGCAGACAAATGGGGCCGCCGCGTCAAAGGTGTGATCCGTACTCCTGAACACCAACGTGTGTTTGGCGGGCACGAAATAAGCCGTTCCAGCGATGCCGCTGGTCGCTGGGCGACGACAACGGGCGGCGAGTATTATGCCGTTGGCGCTGGTGGTGCTATCACGTCCTACCGCGCTGACATCGCTATCATTGATGATCCGATCAAGGGGCGCGAAGAAGCAGACAGCGCCACAATCAAAGCGAAGCTGCGCGAATGGTACAAGAGCGACTTCTGGACGCGCCTCAAACCTAACGCGCCCGTGGTGCTCATTATGACACGCTGGGCCGATGATGATCTGGCCGGGTGGCTGCTGGATGAGGCCAAAGCAGGCGGCGAGCAGTGGGACGTTGTGAGCGTACCTATGGAGGCCGGGCAAGGCGATCTGCTCGGACGTGCGCCGGGTGAACGACTCTGGGCGGATTGGTTCACGGAAGAGATGGTGCGTGAGGCCAAACGTGACCGCCGCCGCTGGTCGGCGCTGTATCAGCAAACGCCCGCGCCTGATGAAGGGATTCAGTTCCGGGGCGATTGGTTCCCCCGCTTCCGCCTCGGCGATGAGCCGAAAGAGCTACGCTATTATATGGCCTCTGACTTTGCCGTCACGCCTGATGCGGGCGACTATACAGAGCACGGCGTTTTTGGCCTCGATCCACAAGGCCGCTGGTGGCTGGTGGATTGGTGGAGCGGCCAAACAACGCCAGACATATGGATAGACCGCGCATGTGACCTCATAGCACGCTGGCGGCCTATGCTCTGGGCGGCAGAAGCTGGCGTGATCCGGCGCGCTGTTGAACCGTTTTTGATGCGTCGCATGCAAGAGCGGCGGACGTACTGCAAAATAGAGTGGGTGCCCTCAATTAGTGACAAACCCACACGGGCCAGATCGTTTGAAGCTCGTTCCGCAATGCAGATGGTTAACTTGCCGCGTACAGAATGGGCAGACCGTCTGCTTGATCAATTGTTGCGCTTCCCAGCAGGTAAACATGACGACGCTGTTGACGTGTGTTCTTTGATGGCACTGGCACTTGACAGTATGCCAGCAGCCCCTTATCCTGCGGAAGAAGTTAAACCGCGCCGTGTCATGCGTTGGGACAAAGAGCCTGACGACGATTTGGACAGCTGGAGGACGCTATAAATGCCCATTATTGCCAATCATTTGCGCACGGCGATGACGGTTTCGTTCACCAGCGCAACGACTTCTGACGAAATGCCGGTGCCGCGCGGTTATTTTTTCGTCAAGATTAAGGGCGGTGTCGGTACTGTGAGGCTGGAGCGTTACGACGTGGCGCACGATGAATGGGACATTGCCGATACGTTTACGGCCGACACGGCGAAAAACTTTTATGAGGCTGTTGGCAACACGGCATACCGCCTGAATTGCACCACATACACAAGCGGCACCATTAAAGGCACGATTGCCGCTCCTGCCGTGCAGGTGCCTGTTTAATGAAGCAAGATGATCTCGATAAGCTGCTAAAATGGTACGATGATGCCGATGAAGCGTCATTGGACAGCCGCGAAAACTCGGAGCGGGATCGGGATTATTATGACGGCTATCAGTGGACGGATGATGAAATAGAGACGATGACCAAGCGCGGGCAACCGCCTATCGTCGTTAACCGCATTCGGCGGAAAATAAACTATGTGCTGGGTTATGAGCAGCGCCTGCGCACTGACCCCAAGGCTATGCCGCGAACGCCAAAGCACGAGGAAGCCGCCAAAGCTGCAACCGATGCGTTGCGGTACATTGTCGAGACGAACCGCTTTGACCGCCTGAAATCGTCTGTCTTTGCCAATATGGTGGTCGAGGGTTTTGGCGGTTGCGAGATCAGCCTCAAGCAGGGCCGTGACGGGATCGACATCATTCTGAAGCACGTCCATTGGGATCGGCTGTTCTATGACCCACATAGCCGCGAGCGTGATTTCAGTGACGCCCGGTATGTTGGCACCGTTACGTGGATCGACGAGGCGCTACTCAGGGCGCAGTTCCCTGACAAGAAAAGTGTCATTGATTCCACTGGTTTGGGCAACAAAAGCCTTGGCGAAACCTACGACGACAAGCCGCGCCGGTGGTGGACGACCGAACGCCGCGACCGCATGAAGGTGATTGCGATTTTCTATCGTGACCCCGGCAAAGGGTGGATGCACGCCATTTTCACCGATGGCGGGTTTTTGAAAGATCCTGAATTGATTCCGTATCAGGATGAGGATGGCGCCAACTGGTGCCCGCTTATTATGCAATCCGCTTATGTGGATCGCGACAACATGCGCTACGGCGAGGTGCGTGAGTTAATTGGCCTGCAAGACGAAATCAACAAGCGGCGCTCGAAGGCGCTGCACCTGATGACGATGCGGCAAGTTGTGCTTGAGGAAGGCGCTGTTCGAGATGTAAACGCCGCCCGCAAACAGCTGAGCCGCGCTGATGGTGTGATTGAGGTTGCACCGGGGTTGCGCTTTGAGATTCTGCCCACAGGCGATATGGCGCAAGGGCAGTTTGAACTTTTAGCCGAAGCCAAAAATGAGATTGATCTGTCGGGCGCAAACGCTGCCTTGATGGGCAAGGATCAGTTGGGTTTGAGCGGCAAGGCCATTCAGGCCCAGCAGCAGGGCGGCGCAACGGAATTGCAGCCCTTAATGGATGCCCTCCGCGACTGGCATCTGACCGTGCTGCGTCGGTGCTGGCAGCTGGTGCGCCAGTATTGGACGGAAGAGCGATGGGTGCGGGTGACGGACGACGAAAACAACCTGCGTTTTGTTGGCCTGAACCGCCCTGTGACCGCTGGCGAGATCATGCAACAGCGGTTCGAGCAACTGCCGCCAGAAGAGCAACAGGCACGGGCACAAGAGCTGCAAATGGCGTTGCAAGACCCGCGTGCGCAAGAGGTTGTGGACACCGAGAATGATGTCGCCAAACTGGATGTTGATATTTACATTGAGGAACAGCCGGACATCATCAGCCTGCAATCGGAACAGTTTGAACAACTGGCACAGATGGCAGGCGCTGGCGTGCCGATTCCGCCTGATGTGCTGATTGAGGCGTCCAGCCTGCGCAACAAGAAGCAATTGCTTGATATGATGCGCCAAGGGCAAGGCGCACCTGATCCACGGGCGGAAGCGGAAGCTCGCAAAATGGAATCCGAGACAGTCAAAAACGAATCACAGGCACAGCTTAACCTTGCCAAGGCAGGCCAGACCCAAGTGGGCAGCCGCCTTGATGTGGCACAAGCGATGATGCCGCAACAGACACTCCCGCAAGGAGTTACCGCCGCCGGGTAATCGGGCGATCTGGCCGCCGCAGCACGGGCGATAAAGGATAAACGACCATGAGCAACGGACTTGAAAACCTTTACGAAGCACTGACCGGGACAGAAGTTGAGGCTGAAAAGCCGGGAACGGAAGAACAGGAACAGCCGGAAGTAAAGGATGAGGGCGTTAAAGAAGATGCCGCGCCGCCTGCGGAATCACAAGCACCCGCTGCAAAAGATGAGCGTTTTATCCCAATCAATGCACTTTTGGACGAGCGCGAAAAACGTCAACGTCTTGAAACCGAACTGGCGCAGCTGAAGGCGCAAGCCCAACCTGCGAAAGAGGACACTACCGAGGATGATCTTTTCAGCAATCCCGCTGAGGTTCTGAAACGGGTGCAGATGGAAGCGTATGCGGCAGCTCGCCGGGACATGATTAACATGTCTGAGGCGATTCTGTTTGAAACGAAACCAGATGCACAGGAAAAGATCGACGCTTTTAAAGAGGCGATTCAACAGAATCCGTCGCTTTACCAGCAGATGATTCACAGTCCTAACCCTGCCGGATTTGCCTATCAGGAAGGCACAAAGTTTTTGAGCGTAAAAGCCATGCCAACAGATATGGCGAAGTACGAACAGGAACTGCGGGCCAAGATTGAGGCAGAATTGGCAGTCAAGTACGGCCAAAAAGGCGGGAAACTTCCTTCGTCCATCCCGACAACACTTTCCGATGTGCCAAACGTCAAACCGGATGCTGATGAAGCCCCGGATGCGCTGGACATCGGAGCAATCCTTAAAGCCGCCAGACGATAGGAGTCATTATGGCAGAATCACGGGCCGCGACTGGCCTGACAGTCCAACGCTGGGACAGTAATTTCTTCACCCAGTATTTGCAGGAAAACCGTTTCAAGTCCTACATGGGGACTGACACGAACAGCATCATCCAGCTGAACAACGACCTGCGCAACGCCAAAGGCAAAACCGTTACCTTTGCTCTCGCCAACAGGCTGATTGGCGCTGGTGTTACCGGTTCGGCTACGCTTGAGGGTGCAGAGGAAGACCTGCGCACCCGTTCGTTCACGGTAAACGTGAACAAGCGGCGTCATGCAGTTATCGTGCCTGAAATCGAGGAACAGTACAGCGCAATTAGCATGCGCGATGCTGGCCGCGAAGTCCTCATGAACTGGATGATGGAAAATGTGCGAGATCGGATCATTGCCGCTCTCGGCTCCATCGACGGCGTTGCTTACGCTTCTGCCACGGCTGCGCAACGCAACACATGGCTCACCAACAACGTTGACCGTGTGCTGTATGGTAACGCCAAGGGCAATAGCTCCTCTCTGGTACACGCCACGGCGCTTGCCAACGTTGACAACACCAACGACAAGCTGACGACCGCCAGCATTGACCTGATGAAGCGGATGGCTCTTGAGGCATCGCCCAAGATCCGCCCGATTCGTGTTGGTCAAGATACCCGTTCGTTCGTGCTGTTTTGCGGCACGCGCACGTTCCGGGATCTGAAGCGGGATACGACCCTAATGCAGGCACAGCGTGACGCTCTGCCGCGCAGCAAGGATAATCCGCTGTTCCGTGGTGGTGACCTCCTGTGGGATAACGTTGTGATCCATGAGATCGACGACATCCCGATTTACACGGGTGTTGGTGCGGGCAGCATCGACGTGTCGCCGGTGTATTTCTGCGGTGCGCAATCTCTGGGTTATGCCATCAGCAAGCCCACCTACACGATTACGGATGATCGCGACTACGAAGACAAGAAAGGCGTTTCCGTCAACATCATTGATGGTGTTGAGAAAATGCGTTTTGGCACTTCGTCCACCACTGACACTGGCAATACAAAAGACAACGGTCTGCTGACCGGGTTCTTTGCCGCTGTTGCTGACGCTTAAGGAGTATTAAATCATGGCTACTTTGACTGCTGCTGAAGCCGCTGCATCTTATCCCGTGTTTGAAAGCACGGGCCGGGGTGTGCTGCACGTTGCAACGGGTTCCATCACCCTTGCAACAAACCCGACCGCCGCTGACATTCTGGAGTTCTGCTTTATCCCGGCGGGCGCCACGATTGTTGGCGGGTATCTGCGGGGCGACGATATCGACACTGGCACTGAGGCGCTGGATATCGATATCGGATGGGCCGCAAACGGTGTGGAAGCCGCTGACACGGATGGTCTGGGCAATTTCGGTGTTATCACTGGGGATGCCGTAACCGAGTGGAAGCCTGAAGTTTCCATTTTCCTGCCGCTGAACGGCACTTTGAAAACCGGGCCTAAAACATTCACCAACAAAACCAAAATCACGGGCGTTGTGAACGCACCCGCGAACGCTGGTGGCACTGGTGTGCTTTGGCTCACTGTGTTCTACACGGTGGCATAATGCCGTCGTTCCTGTATCGGGGTGAATATCCCGAACGGGGATTTGTTGATGTGTATGGCGTGGCGTTTCATCCTGAGACGCCCGCCAACATCACAGACCCTTTTGCCGTTGAGAAATTGCGCGGCAACCGTTTCTTTATCGAGGTGGATCATGGCAACGCTGACGAAAGCGGAGATACGCAACCGGGT